ACACCGATTTGCTTTAATGTGGCCGGATCATTTAAATTAAACGTCACAAGAGAAGCGGCGATCAGGTCAATGGTGTACTCTTCACCATTAAATTGGGTTTTTCCATCTTTTAATTTGATTGTGTGCGGCTTTGATAATTGTTTTGATTCTTCCCACCCTATGGCCCGAATTTCTAATTCAAGTCCCGTTCGCGCAAATTTCACTTTTTCTATTTGTACCTTGTCAACGGACATCCATTTTGCTAATGCATCATTCATATATGTGTTCCTCCTGTTTTTGGGCATAAAAAAAGAGCCGACAAGTGTCAGCCCTTCATTCCACGCTATTGAATATCTCTTTTGCTATATCTTGGCTCGATTCCAACACGAACAATCCGTTTTTATCCCAATCATTCAGCATTGGAAAGTTTTCAGCTGCGGTTGCCATTGCTTCTTCTGAATGATATTCGTAAATTTTAACCGGCAAATCATTCATATAAAAAATAACGCCCTCAGACGCACCGATCATGCCGAATGCTGGTTTTACCTCTGGTTCAACCGTGATTCCTTCGCTTTCAAAAGCGCTGATAAATGAATCCATGTTCAAATCCGGCGTTTGTTCAACAGTTTCTTCTACGCTCACTGACTCGTTTTCAATCACCGGCATTTCTTCTGAGCAAGCAGCCAACGCAAGTACGAACATTAAAATAAGTATTTTTTTCATAATAATTCCCTCCCGTGTCAATATAAGTGTATTATACGACATCGGAAAGGAAATAGTTTCATTCTTCGATAATTTCGAAGTCATCCGCTGTAAATTCAAACGTTTGTTCAACCGGTGTCCCGTGTTGGCCATTGAATAGTGGTGTTGTTGTGAATTTCAAACTTTTCAAATCCACTTTATACGGACTACGAACCGCCGGATCTTCATTCACTAGTAATAGATTCGGATTAAGCGGCGCAACAGAAGGATCTTTTGCTGCTGCTAACCGTTTAATAAAGATGGAATCGTATTGAGCGCCCGTCATACTGCCCGTGATGTTAAATCCAACAAACTTTTTGCCGGGGTTTAATTTACCAGATTGGCGCACATCCTCATATAACCATTCAATATTAACCTCAATACTATGAAACTGAGCCAGCCATTGACCGCCTTCGTATGCTTTCGCGTATGATCCGGAAAAGGCTTCATAATCTTTATATGGATTCATTCGTTACGCCCCCAATCCTACTGTGATGTAGATTTCTTCCATTGTTTCAAGGTCAACCATGAACGCCTTCACCACAACTTGGCGTTTTTCCGGACCCGGAAGCACGTTCACATACCAATTGCCCGGCTCGATAATGCCCCGATCCTCAAACACTTGCAGGTAGTCTTTTAGTTCTCCGCGCGCATTTAAACGTTCGTTTGGTCCGTTCCCCACGTCCCCGATATATTTTTCTTCAAGCAGGAATTTAAAGTCCCGTGCGGTTGCTTGTTTGATAGCAACGCGTTTCAAGCTTTGTCCGCCTGTTGCAACACCGCGCACTAAGCGCACTTTACGGCCTGTATATTCAAAGACAATCGCGCCTTTTGCGAGGGCTTCTTTGATCTGCGCGCTCGTCAATCGAACGTTTACATCTGTTGCGCCCGGAACCTCTTTGTATGTGATAGAAGATTCAAGCGGTGTAGATGCAAATGCTCCGGCTACCCAAGGGGCAAAATCAGCACTTGTGTACTCCGTGTCGCCGAATACAGGCGCGTTGATCACGTTTGTGACGAGTTCGTTGTTATCTGTTACGGAGCGGGCCACAGACGTAGCGAAAACAGAATCATCCGCAGATCCATAAGCCATCACACGGTAATTCTCGTTTTCTGCCTGACCAGATAGCCAAGCCTTCCACGAAAGAACATCTGCCGCTTCTAGTGGATGGTCAAACGACAACGCTTCAAAGAATTGCAGTTCAAGCGCTGCCTGTGCTTTCACGTAATCGTCGGCTGTTGGTTTTGTATACACGATGACCTTGCCAGCGCCACCCTCGAAAGCCCGTGTAATATCAGCCATTTTCGTGATGCCGACAACCGCTTGTGCTTCTGCTTGGTTGTTAAATTCATAAATCGTGTCATCGTCTGCCGTGACGTTGTAGTTTTCTTTGACAATGACAACAACGCCGTCCGAGCCTTCAACCGCTCGCACAGCTTCCTCTTCAAAGTTGACCCAAACACCAGGCCGACCCTTATCCATGTTTGTAAATGACATGTTTTGACCTCCTTTATTCTCCTAAATCCAAAGCATCGAGTTTTCTGAGTTCCTGACCCTCGATGTGGTTGTATGTTAAATCGCTCATTTTGTCTGGAATAACCAGGTCTTTGATGTATTCCTGCATCGTTTCAAACTGTTCGATTGAGCGGATGCCTTTTGTCGTCGTTTCAAGAATGGAAAGCGTGTAATCAAAACCGGAATCTGCTTGATTTGGCTGCCCCGTTTGGAACGCCTGTACGCGCACATACCACATTTGATCCTCTTCATCCTCGAAAGGAATCGTGATTCCGTGGATAAGTGCTTGTCCGAGTTTGTGTGATGTTTCCACAACCTCGTTAATCCGCTTGTTAAAGTAAAAAACTTGCCAACGACGGATATTTTCAGACGAAAAGCCATTCAATTGGCGCTGTTCCTCCGATAAAAAGCGAAGCACAAGCATGTTGTCCTCCGGCACTTCGGGCAGATTCAATAAATGAACGGCTGCTGTCGGTGCGAATGGTTGTAAAAAGGCGGCAATTGCGTCTAATTCATGCAATGGGTTCATTAATAACCCCTCGCTCTCAATTCATCTTCTGTTTTTTGCTCCATGATCGACCGTGCGCGTGGTTCATCGTATGTGTCATCAAGCCACGTCAATGATGTGCCGGGTTTTCGGGCCTTGTACCCCTTTTGAGAGCCGACTTCATGCAGAAAATAGGCATAATTAAAACCACGCGAGGAATATGCGTTAGAGATCAACGACCCTTCCATCAACGCGGTGTCTATTTCTACTTTCATTTCTGTTTTGAGAAAGCCAGTGTCCTCCGGCGCAACAACCCGCGCCCGACGCATCCAATCGTCCATTGCTTCATGTAGCCCGACGACAGCAGCACGGTGCAGTTCATTCGGCAGACGGTTCAGCATCCGTGTAAATTGGGTTTCATTACGGAATTCAATCATTCGGCCACCCCCTACACGTACACAAGCGTCATGGTTGCTTTACCGCTTAACATGCGAAGCGGCTCTTTGCGGATCAGCTTTCGCTTGACCGTTTCGCCTAGTTCGTTTGTGTACTCAATTTCATCGTCGTAACTGATGTCCGCTAACTTATCCAAATAAATGGTTAAACCGCTTGTCACCTCGACATTGTCACGATTCAAGACGCGCTCCATTACTTCATCCACACGGGCTTTCATGATGATAGGCGGGAATGTTTCCTCCACTTCGCCGTACTTACCTTTCAAGGCTGGTTTATGGACAATAACCGTCTGTTTGAGCGGGATTAAAGCCATTTATATCAACCTGCCTATCCCGGCAGCGGGCGCATTTGCAGAAAGAAGCGTGTCAATGAGGGCGAGTGCATCCGGGGAAATACCCGATGTGCCACCCGTCGCATCAAAAGAGAAGGAAATCCCTTTTAAGTTGAAGGATTTAACCCCCTGCCGCTTCATCTTTGCAAATTCATCGCCTTCCCCCTCAATCATGTAAAGGGTTTGCAGGGCCACGACTTTATCTGTCAAAACAGCATCATCAAAGTACATGGCTAACCGCTCATACGCGGTGAACATAAGCTTTTCACGGTCCAGTGTTGGTTGTTCCGTGTACGACTCTGTGTAGGCGAGTGCGTGTAAATACGTATCGACATCCTCAAAAACGTACATTGTCGATCACCTCAAATAAAAAAGAGCAACGCTTATGCGTCGCCCTCTTCATCTTTTTTCGTTACTTTCTTTGCCGTCGCTTTTTCTTCGACGATCACGCCACGGCCACGCTCCACAATCGTTTCAGCATCTGCTTTATCGACGAGAAGCGTTTCGCCGTGTTGTTTGCCGTTAATGACAGCGTTCACGACTTCAATTTTGACTTTTGACATCTTACAGCACATCCGCGTGTAGAAGTAATGATGGTACTTCGATGATCGGGAAGCCTGCTGCATAACCGTCGATGATTGAACGTTTTGGACGTAGTTCATCCGTTGCACGAACAACAATCCCTGGTGTGAAATCGTCTGCTTCTGGATTTGGACCGTAATAGAAGTTACCTACGCCACCCGCGATAAACACAACGCGTCCAGCAGGGTAAAATTCAACTACTTCGTCTGCACCTGTGTACATATTGCGAACAGTTGTCGAGCGGCTGCGGATCACGCGAATTGACGGCAATCCATATTGTTCAAGAACGGACGTCACTTCCGCTTGACTGATACGTGTTACGCCTGCAATACCCGGACGTGCTTCAGCAATGATCGACGCATTTTTAGTCAATGCTGCCATAACTTCGGCCGGAACAAGAATTTCATCCGGTGTTTTGCCCGCATTTGAATCCGAATACGTTTGATTCCATTCAATCAAATCACCAAGAGCGTCAGATGTTGGATCAGACCATTTATTTGCACCTGTACGTGTAATTTTGTGTCCAGCCGGAATTTGATAATCAAAGTCAATTTTCACTTCTCCGCCTGTGTACTGTAAAAGGCCAGTTGTCAAAGCCTTTGCACGTAGCACATCCGCGAAGTCTTGAATGCCGTTGACAATATCAATTGTTTTCTTTTCCAAGCGGTCAATGATGGCGTTCTTTTCGCCATTGCTGCGAGCTTGATTCAGCGCCATTAATTCTTCAACAGTCGCTACATATTGCAAACCAAATGCAGCCAATGCGCCGAATTTTTGTGCTACTGCGTCGCGGTCCATGACCGGCGGCTCTGCACCGTAACCAATGAACGCAGCAAGATGTTTCGCCTGTTTGATGATGTCATATGTGAATGTGTTGCTGTATACCGTTAGGTTCGGTAAATATTGTTGTCCGAATGTCGGTTGTTCCTCGCGAATTGCAATGCTTTCGTCTACAAGACCGCGTAGAGCGGGTTCTTGAAACTGTGTCAAATGTTGAATGCCTGCCATAATGGTGTTTCCTCCTTGTTTTTGGGCATAAAAAAAGACGCTTCTTTGAGCGCCTGCCGTGTTTTAGTTAATTAAAGTGATACGTAACGAATCATCGGTGTAGCGGCTTTGAATGCGGCTGTTACGCCCGCAAGCTTCGCGTTATAAACAGATCCACGAATAATCAATTCACCGACAATCGTGTCATGTGTTCCGTCATTGACGAAATCCACATTCAAGATGCAGAAGTTATCACGGCCCGGCTCTAATGTACCCGGTGTTGTTTCGGAATAAGGAACATATTTCTTTGTTGTTGTATTGCGAGCAATCGCTGTACCCGCTGGAATAACCGCTGTTGGAAATGCCGTTGCAGCCATTGTGCCGCCGACCTCTTTAAATTGAACCTCTGAACTTGCAAGGATGTTTTTCCCGCTTGTAAATGCTGTTTGAGTGCTTTTCATTGAGTATGGCATTCAAATACCTCCTAATTATTTTTTAAGTAGTTTTGCACGAGCGCGTTCCCGTGCCGCTGTGTACTCGTCTGGCTCTTTTGGCTCATTCCCTTTTTGTGGACTGACCTGCTTGTAGCCTGGTGGTTTTGGTGGCGCATCATTAGCAACCAAGAAAGGTTTCGCTTCAATCACCTTTTCGAGCGCTTCTTTCACACCATCCACCGATCCGTCCTCTTTCACCACGAAAGACTCCTTGTCTGCAAGCATGAAAGCGACATCCATATCAATAATGCCGAGTTCAGCACCAATTGATTTCGCTTCTGCTTTGATCAGCTTGTCATTCGCCAGTTGTTCAGCGGCCTTCGCTGCCTGCTGAGCGGCGGTGAGTTGCTTCTCAAATTCAAGGTTTGGATCGGGGTTAATACCGAAGGCTTCAAACACTTTATTGATTAATTCCTGTTGCTGTGTTTGAGCGGCCTGTTCGTTTTCCTTCGCCTTTGTACGATACTTCGCCGCTTCTCTCCGTAAAGTATCGACGTATTCCTTCGTGAATACCTCTTCTTTTGGTTCGTCGGCGGGTTTCTTATCGTCAACCGGATCTACCGGCGGGTCTTCAGCAAAGAATTGTAAGTCTAGTTTAAATAGTTTAGTCAGCATCAAGCCAACCTCCTTGTAATCGTCACCAGGACGTTTTCCCAAATGCTTTTATAGCGTCATCATTGGTTTGGACGCTCCCTTCAAGGGCATAAAAAATAGCACCCCGAAGGATGCTTAAATCGTTAGTTTTAATTGGTCGCCCATGATCTGACTAAGCGCGTCAGCAAGATAACCTTCAATATCCTTTTCAGTGTATCTGATTTCGATGAGCGGGATTTTGTTTTTGCGGCAGTATTGGCGTTTGATGGAGTCGCGTTTGCGAACACCTTTAAGCGTTTCATTCCCGCCCCACATTTCTATTGGTCTATAATGTTGTTCGCCTTGATATTCAATAAGGCAAAGTAATTCGCCTTTTTGGAAAATAGCAAAATCAAAAGGGAGCGGCTGCAAGTTTCTGCATTCTTCGATTTTAAATTCCTTTTCAAACGTCAGCCCAATTCTTTCGAGGTAACTGTTAACAGCCTTTTCGCCTTTACTCTCGTTACACTTAGGGCAACGACTTCCTCTCACGAAGGCAATCGGGACTACCTTCCACTCATGGCCACAAATTTTGTGTTCCATTTTTATATGAGTTTGAGAATTTTCATACTCACCCAAGACTACGTACTCATTCCCTACGATTTTCTTGACTCTTTCTTTATAAATAGCTGTGTTTAATTTCAACACCCCTGCACATTTAGGACACCTTGACCCAGCCCGAACAAACCGCGAAAACCCAACACTCCACCTATAACCGCAAGTCGTATGCTCCATCAAAATTGGAATTTGTGAGTTCTTGTAATCGCCTAACATTTTATATTCATCTCCAACGATGTCATACATGACTTCTTTAGCTTCTTCGGTGTTGATTCTTCTGCGCCCGCCGCATTTCGGACATCTCACTTTATTACTTTTAAAATCATTGGGTTTAATAAGCCACTCAAACCCACACTTTTTGTGAAGCATATTAACTTTTATTCTTGCGCCTTTATACTCTCCGACTAGTTTATATTCGCCATTCGTCATTTCATCCACAATAACACCAAAACTTTCTGTGTCATACCTGATGGCCCCGCCACATTTAGGACATCTATTACCTGACTTGAAATAACGAGGTTGAACAAGATACTCGTACCCGCATTTTTCATGTTTCATTTTCACTTTTGTTTTGGTGTTAACGTAGCAACCAATCACTTTATATTCATCGCCTGTTAACTCTTGGACTTGCTTCTCGAAATCTTTTTTAGTCCACGCCATGAATACCACCTCTTATTTTTCTTTAATTATATCACATTTTGTAATACTTTTGAATACTTAGTGATAATTATAAAGAAAATGTGTTACAATTCAATGGAGGTGATAATCTTGGAAAAGTTCAAAACATCTGTAAGTCTAGACAAAGATGTATATGAAAAAATAAAATCCATTGGCGAACAAGAAGATAGGAGTTTCAGCCAACAAGTAAATAAAGTATTAAAAGATTATTTAAAGGACAAGAATTAACCCTTGTCTTTTTTTCTTTCACGAGATTCGCCTTTCCCGCTCTTCCCAGATTTTTCTGCGAGCGGCAGAACTTTCAGCTGAATTTAATTCTTTCCACAGCTTGTCATCTTTAACGTTCACGCCTATGACAGACAGATAACAGCGACAATTAATTGAATTTTCCGGACGGACAAACATTCGTGGTGCTTTTGCCCTATCGCCACCAATATGAAACCACCCATTTTCATCCGGTGAATTGTGATGGAGGTCACGATGGCTCATTCTCACACGCTCATCTCTGTAAGATACCCAGAATATCTGCGCTTCAACACCTTGTTTATCCGCTTCTTCTATACTTTGCACCTGCGCCCGGCTTTGCATAGATGCCGTGTAATGTTCAGAAACATTTATGACGCGCTTATTGTCAAAACTGACCACTTTCTCTACACGCTTCACAACTTTATCTTGCGGTTCCTGGCGTTTCCACGACTCTTCAAATTCTTTCCGCATTTGTTGCATGGTTTTATCGCGATTATATTTGACAGTCTTATTGAGCGGGTGGCCTTCTTTAATAGCGGATTGCACAACCTTTTCTGGCAATTCCTTATCAAGTGGCAGATCCAGTTCCTTTTCGTATACGGCCATATATCGCTTATAAGCGCTTTTGTACCCGTCCGTCATCTTAGTATTAACCAAGTCCCGAACACGCTTATAATGAGCCGTAATGGAATCAAACAGCGATTGAAAGAAGCGTTTCTTTCGGCCCCGTTGATTCATCTGCCGGAGTGTAACGATTCCATCCACTCCGTACATCCGAAACATCTCGTTCACGCCCTGGCTGAGCGCTAGGAGTAAAGCGGCTGACAGTGTGTTAACTTCTGTTGTCGCGGCTTGCTCCTTTTCCAGTTCAGCTTGCAGCTTTTCATTGTTAATCATCTGTCAGCCCTCCTTTACTCTTTTGGAAATGGCGAGTTTTCAACTTCAGATTCACTTTTAATCCGCTCAATCTCTTTCAAGATCCATTCTTCTGATGCATCAGGATGAATTTTTCGCACGGTCTCTTCTAATGACTGTACACCATCTGTATAAGCCGTTGCATTTTCCGTCAATATCTCATTTCGTGATACAGGAACCATTTCTCTCAATTCAATGCGTGGTTCCTCAATGATAATGCTGTTATCCTCCTGATTCAGCAGCCATAAACAGTTTTCGAACAGCTGTTGCAAGAAATACACGTATTCGGCTTGTATGCCCTCCGCTTTCACGATGGAAAGGAATAGGTCGTAAAACTTCGCAACGCCCGACTGAGCGGGTGCACCGGCGGCATCCATGTAGAAATCCACCGCTTTTTCAGATGTTTTCGTTTCGATGAACATGAGTTTCATGAGGTCTTTCACCCATTGCAAGTCACCGATCTTGGAAATGTCGATTTGAATAATCTCCATTGCCTTGCCCTGCTCGTTGAACGTGGTAATCTCCAAATCCCGGTGATCAATGCGGGATGCATCCCCGTATCGGTCTTTTGCCGCTTCACCCAACGCTTGAAAGATTTCCGGTGTTACCGCAATGCGCGGCTTTCCGTTCCGCTCAAACGTTAAAGCGTTCCTTGTCAGCGTCCAGTTGATTTCATCTTGCTTGCCCGCTTGATTCTTTAAGCAGCTGTTCCCGAGCGGCTGGCGAAACGTCGCTTCGTTCGGCCAGTATTCCACAAACGGACGAGAGCGGCCATTGTACTCGATAACCAAATCTGTTATGCCTAATAACTCTTTCGTCGTCGCATCGTCTACCAGTGTTCGACTGCCACTTTCTCCCTCATATAGCATGTGAGTAATCGTCAGGTTGCCACCTTCCACCCGTTGCCGCTCGACGTGAATATAATCATCATCATCAAACTCTCTGTCGTACTTCAAATCAACGCCTTTCCCATCGTCATGAGGGAAATATACTTCACGCTGTTTAAACTCGATACGCAAGCCCCTGTCGTCCATAACAGGTACGCCGACAAGACCGCCGTCTACTTGCTGCTGCACGATGTTTGTCCAGTGCGAAAAAGAAAGCCGGCTGTTTTTCTCGATCTGCTCCAATACTTCCTGTTGCGGATCATCTATTTTGTTGTTTACGACATCCCCTGTTGGTCCGTCAATCACTTCATCCACCACTACACCTGTTCGCTCGTTTTCTGGCACAGATGATTTTACCTTGCCAATAGAGCGGCCTACCAACATGGCCGGAATTTCCGGAATGAGTTTCGCCACGTTCGCAATG